AATTGGTATAATATTGGCTGTATTATACGGTGGCAAAAAACTCATTGACCAAGTAATGGATGAAGGCTTAGTAGGTGGTGCAATTGGCACCGCATTAGGCGGCCCTGTAGGTGGTATGATTGGAAGTTCTATGATCGGTGACGCAGTAGGTGAAGGTCATGACGATCCTATGAACAGCAACAGTGCTATCACTGGTGCCTACTATGAAAGCAAATCTGATGATGCATTGCTGGCTAGAATCAAATCATTGGCCTTGATAAAATAAATTATCCTACTCCAAAAAGCCCAGCAACAGTTGGGCTTTTTTATGGCCGCTGGGAAAGGCAAAAGTCTCGCCATTTGCTATTGCGATACTAAATAAAAGCGTATACAATACAACTTGTATGCACAGGCAACTAAGCATCTAAATTATTAGATAGGCATATAACATAGGCAACTTAACAAGGAGAAACACTATGGCATCATTATCAGAAATCAGAGCACGACTACAGGCAGCAGAAGGCAACAAAGGCGGACAAGGTTCGCAAGGTGGTGGAGACAAATCGATCTACCCACACTGGAATATGGAAGAAGGCCAATCGGCTACATTACGCTTCCTCCCTGATAGTAACACAAAAAACACATTCTTCTGGCAAGAACGAGCAATGATTCGTTTGCCTTTTAACGGCATCAAGGGAGAAATGGATTCTAAACAGGTTATGGTACAAGTACCCTGTGTTGAGATGTGGGGCGACGCTTGCCCAATCTTGGCAGAAGTACGTACATGGTTCAAGGACAAGAGCCTTGAAGACATGGGTCGTAAGTACTGGAAAAAACGCAGTTATATTTTCCAAGGCTTTGTTCGTGAGAACCCAATTGGTGACGACAAGACCCCGGACAATCCTATTCGCCGATTCATCATTGGCCCTCAATTGTTCACACTTATCAAAGGTGCGTTGATGGATCCAGAGTTGGAAGAATTGCCAACAGACGCCCTGCGTGGCTTGGATTTCCGTATCACAAAAACACAAAAAGGCGGCTATGCTGACTACAACACTAGTAAGTGGGCACGTAAGGAATCTGCACTGACAGAAACTGAGCAAGCCGCAATTGAAGCACATGGTTTGTTTGACTTGAGCACATTCTTGCCCAAGCGTCCAACAGACGTAGAGTTGAAGGTCATCAAAGAGATGTTCGAAGCATCAGTAGATGGCAAACCTTATGACACAGATCGTTGGGGTCAATACTTCCGTCCAGCAGGTGTTAACGCACCAGCAGGTGGCAACAGTGGCGTTACCGAAGACGACATTGTGGCTGCAAGTGCTCCAGTGGCTAAGGCTGCTCCAGCACCTGCTCCAGTAGCAAGTGCATCACCATTTGATGATGAAGACGAAGTTGCAGTTGCTACAGCACCAGTTGCTAAACCAGCCGCTGCCGCCGGCGGCAATGCCCAAGACATCTTGGCAATGATTCGTGCAAGACAGCAAAAGTAATCATTGAGTAACACAAACACCGTTTGGTGTTTGTGTTTTATCTATTATAAAGTTATTATGAAATTTTCTTTAGTATTTGAGAATACTGGTGATAGCATACCTTTTAAAGTAGTATACAACCATGAATTGCTTGAATTTTTTGTAGAAAAATCGATTAGCAATAATCAAAATAAATTTTCTGACAATCAAATAATAGCAAAAAATGCCAGCAAAGGTTTAACAGATCTTCACTGGGCGTTATCAAATACCAATGACATTCTTTATGATCTTGTTGGGATTAGTTTCCCGCAATCAGACAATCTAGAAACATACCTAGATCAAAATCTTCTTAACCAGATACACGCTGAATGGGTGTTTTCACAAAATTATAAAGTACAAGTCCATCAATTGAGATTTAGTCAAAATTCTAACTCTGCAAGATTAGGCAATCAATTACATGATCAATTCCCCGATGAAATAGCAGAAACACAATTAGCAGTGGCTATGCAACATCTTGGAAAGATTTTTCCATACGAAGATGTAAATATGGCGGTCCATAGACTGGAATCAATTTTTACTAAACCCATTGAGTTCAGTGCCACTAGCAAGTGGGAAGTATTTGATAATCCATTCCGGAAAACATCCATGATTTCTAATCAAGATCGGATGAATTTTACCTTTGGATATACCTATGTGGGACGACAACTTTATAATAAGTTTGAATATTTTGATATGAATCTTGATTGCAAAGATCATTACAATTATGAAACTTTAGAATATTCGTTTAATCTTAATCTACAACAACCTGAGACTATGGCATTTAGTCCAGAATTTCTAGCATGGTGTAATCGACACAATCAACAACCGATGGCCAATCAAATTCCTGTTGCTAACATGATTGATCTAGATAAACACTTGACTGAGTATCGTAAAATACTTTATAATAACTCACAAGCAAACAATTTTGCCAGCATTATTTTATATTGAAAGAAACTATCATGGGAAAACCATTTGACGTAAGCAAGTTCCGCAAGGAAATTACAAAAAGCATTGACGGCCTTAGTATTGGCTTCAATGATCCTACAGATTGGATCAGTACAGGCAACTATGCCCTGAACTATTTGATCTCCGGTGACTTCAACCGCGGCATTCCGCTGGGCAAAGTCACTGTGTTTGCTGGTGATTCTGGTGCTGGCAAATCATACATCTGCTCAGGCAACATTGTCAAACACGCACAAGAGCAAGGTATCTTTGTGGTGTTGATCGACAGTGAGAACGCACTAGATGAAGACTGGCTCAAAGCATTAGGCGTTGACACTGGCCCAGATAAACTGCTCAAGTTGTCAATGGCCATGATTGATGATGTTGCTAAAACAATTTCCACATTCATGAGTGACTACAAAGCCCTACCAGACGGCGAACGTCCCAAGGTCATGTTTGTTATTGACTCCCTGGGCATGCTGTTGACACCCACAGACGTTAACCAATTTGATGCAGGCGAAATGAAAGGTGACTTGGGTCGTAAACCCAAAGCACTCACAGCACTTGTTCGTAATTGTGTAAACATGTTTGGTAGTTACAATGTTGGCCTGGTATGTACCAATCACACATACGCAAGCCAGGACATGTTTGATCCAGATGATAAGATCTCGGGTGGTCAAGGCTTTATCTATGCATCAAGTATTGTGGTTGCTATGAAAAAGATGAAACTCAAAGAAGATGAGGATGGCAACAAAGTATCTGAAGTAAACGGCATTCGTGCTGGTTGCAAAGTTATGAAAACACGCTATGCCAAACCATTTGAAGGTGTGCAAGTCAAGATTCCTTACACAACAGGTATGAGCCCTTACTCGGGTCTTACTGATTTGATTGAGAAAAAAGGACTTCTTAAAAAAGAAGGCAACAGTCTTGTGTTTACCACCAGTGCTGGAGAGATCATCAAGAAGTTCCGCAAAGGTTGGGAACGCAACGATGACTCGTGCTTGGATGTTGTGATGAAAGACTTTGGTAATCAGAAGGCAGAGGTAACTACAGTCGAGGAGGATGCAGAATGAGCGAAGTAGTAGCAAGTGAAATTTGGGGCGAACTCAAACGTTTTGTAAACACAGTGGATCGTGCAGAGGCTGCAGAAACTGTGGTGCAGATCTTGATGGACAATGATTCAGACGTAGAAGATATCCGCAATGCCTTCAAGGGCGATTCGGATATCAAACGTGCGCTAACCGCATATCTTGACAACGACAAAGATTATGTTGACGAAGAAGATGCCGATGAAGACGAAGACTTTGATGACTTTGATGACAAAGACTGGGAAGACTAATGTCCTCAAAATACTTCCCTATTGACTCGGAAACTAGTTGTAGGTCAAAATGGTCTTGGAGCACATTATATCTAAATCAAGGGACCACTTCTTCGTGTCATAGGGCCAGTACATCGATTATACCAGAAAAATTTGAAGACTTCCATAACACTCCTGTCAAAGTAAAAGACAGGAGTGTGATGCTACAGTCTCTGTGGCCCGGTAATGGTTGCGAATATTGTCGGGATATTGAACACAGTGGTGGTATCAGTGATCGTATGTTTCAAAATCAAATTCCAGAGGTATACCCTAAAGAACTTGATCAAGACAATACGTTAATTACAGTTAATCCTGTGGTGTTAGAAGTGTTTTTTTCTAACACCTGTAATCTATCATGCATCTATTGCAATGCAAAAGTTAGTTCATCAATCCAGGCCGAAAATAAAAAGTTTGGGGGTGCAATTCTTCCTGAATTAGATTTTGAATACATTGATAACACATATCACGAGCTTGTTCCAAAGTTTTGGTCATGGTTTGAAACAAATAGTCTATCGTTACAACGATTACAAATTTTAGGTGGTGAACCTTTCTTACAACCCGACGTATTGAAGTTGATTGAATATTTCGAACAACATCCTCACCCGAATCTAGAGTTTAATTTAGTTACCAATCTTATTTTGCCAACCAAGGTTATAGAACCTATATTGGAAAAACTAAGAGATTTAAAACAACAAAATAAACTAAAACGAATTGATATCCAGGTCAGTATTGATTGCTGGGGTCAGTCACAAGAATACATAAGGCATGGATTCTCATTAGATATTTTTGATCGTAACATGGAGTTGTTAATCAACACGTCAGCATTTCGAATTGGTCTATTGTCGACTATAACTTCACTGTCAATTCCCAGTATGCCAGAGTTAGCACAAAAGTACAATCAATGGTGTACAAAACAAAAAATATTTTGGTACATGCACTTGGTTCTGCCTAATAACAGAAGTGTGTTTGATCCCGCTATGTTTGATTACTCTGTATTTGACTCTAGCTTGGAATCAGTGTATAATTTATTACCCAAGGAAACTTGGGACGACAAAACAACACTTGAGAGTTTTAATGGCATTGTGTCAAAACTAAAAACGAATTGCAAAACTGATCTTAGCAGACAACACGGTCTATTACAATATCTTGATGCCAACGATCACAGAAGAAAAACCAAATGGAAAGACATTTTTTCTTGGCTAACAATAGGATAACACATGTGGTATAGTAAAGTTACTGCCAATCTTGGACTCATACCAGACTTCATACAACATTACGAGAATGAATTGGATCTGGCCAAACGAGATTGCAAAATTGGTGGTATAGTAGAAAAAAACATCACTGCATTGCCGGGTATCACAGAGCATAGATTCAATCAATTGCAAGAGATCGAGGCTGTATTAAATTTTCTTAACATTCAACTGCGCAAGATTCGGCGCAAACACTTTCAAAAATATTTGGAAGGATATGCCAGAGCCTTGACCAGTAGAGACGCTGAGAAATATGTTGATGGTGAGGACGAAGTTATTGATTATGAAACTATCATCAATGAAGTAGCGTATCTACGAAATCGTTGGTTAGGTATCATGAAAGGTCTTGACACCAAACAATGGCAAATGGGCCATGTGGTACGATTACGTACTGCTGGCATGGAAGATATACAAGTTTAAAGGAATCAATGAGTTATCTATTTACAAGTGAAAGTGTGTCAGAGGGTCACCCAGACAAAATAGCAGACGCTATCAGCGATGCTGTATTGGATTTGGTCATGACCAAACAAGACACAACATTACGATGTGCATGTGAGACATTGGTCACTACTAATCGTGTTATTGTAGCAGGCGAATACAAAGGCATATTACACGCCGAGGAAGTTGATAGTGCAGTTCGCAAGGTTATTAAAGATGTTGGGTACGAACAAGCAGGATTCAACTGGCAAACAGTAGAGATCACAAATTTGTTGCACGGACAAAGTGCCGACATTGCACTGGGAACTGACACATTTGGTGCAGGCGATCAAGGCTTAATGTTTGGGTATGCCTGCAATGAAACCGATGCACTCATGCCTAGCGCAATTTATTGGAGTCATAAGATTGTAGAACATCTTGCCAAATTACGCAAAAATAATGACCTAGCGTGGTTGGGCCCAGATGCAAAAAGTCAAGTAACATTTGAATACAACGATGACGGCTCCCCAACACGTATTGCCAAGGTGGTATGTAGTACCCAACACAGCGACAACATGCCTATCAGCGTTGTGCGAGCCGCAGTTGAAGAAGTAATCCGTAGCGTATTACCAATGAGATTAATAGATGACCAAACTGAATTCTTTATTAACCCTACTGGTAGATTTGTTATTGGTGGCCCTGATGGCGATACTGGGCTTACTGGCCGTAAGATTATTGTTGATACTTACGGTGGCTATAGTCCTCATGGTGGCGGAGCCTTCAGTGGCAAAGATCCTACTAAAGTGGATAGGAGTGCTGCCTACTTGACACGTTGGATTGCCAAGAACATTGTGGCAAGTGGTCGGGCTGATTGGGCCACCGTACAGATCAGTTATGCTATTGGACTGTCTCAGCCCATGAGTTTTTACGTAGAAACTGCCAATGCCAGCCAAGGCCGAGAGTTAACTAAGTGGATACAAGACAACGTTGATCTAACTCCTCGGGGCATTATTGAACGATTTGATTTGTTCCGCCCTATCTACAGCTCAACCACCAACTATGGTCACTTTGGCAAAGATTATTTGCCCTGGGAAAAAACAGACCTGTTCTGATACTGTGTTTAAATAACAGTATGAAAATTGTTATAGTCACAGGGGGTTTTGACCCCATCCACTCCGGGCACCTTGCCTACTTTCAGGCAGCAAAACAACTAGGAGATAAACTTGTAGTTGGACTCAATTCAGATGAATGGCTTACTCGTAAAAAAGGCAAGCCATTCATGCCTATGAGTGAACGCTTTGCACTAGTTAGTGCTTTGAGTATTGTAGACGAGGTTGTTGTTTATAACGACAATGACGGATCAAGCTGTGACGCAATCCAACTAACAAAGCAACGTTACCCTAATGATCAAATCGTATTTGCCAACGGAGGCGATCGCACAAAGGATAACATTCCTGAAATGGTGTTTGATGATGTGGAGTTTGTGTTTGGGGTCGGCGGCGAAAACAAAATGAACTCCAGTTCGTGGATTTTAGAAGATTGGAAGAAACCCAAGACTACTCGTGCCTGGGGATACTATCGTGTGTTGCACGAAGTAGGCAATCATGTTAAACTCAAAGAACTTACCGTGTCTCCCAAAACTTGTTTGAGCATGCAACGACATGACAAACGTGCAGAATTTTGGTTTGTGGCCGAAGGAGAAGCAACGGTTTATACAGTGGACCCACACAGCACAGATCGTGATTTAATGGCAAGTCCTGCTCGTCACCAAAGCACATGGATCAAGCTCAATGAATGGCACCAGTTATGCAACGAAACTGACCAACCTCTCAAGCTGATTGAAATTCAATACGGTGAAAATTGTGTAGAAGAAGACATTGAACGTCGATGAAAGCCATACCAGTCTACGTTGGCTATGATCCAAGAGAAGCCATTGCTTTTCACACCTGTGCCAACTCAATCATAAGACATGCATCAAAGCCTGTGGCTATTATTCCTGTAGCCCTGAACCTGTTTCGAGACTACGAAGAAACACACACCGACGGGTCAAATCATTTTATCTACACACGTTTTCTAGTACCACACCTGCAAGACTACACAGGTTGGGCCATATTCGTTGACGGCGACATGATTGTGCGTGATGACATTGTCAAGTTATGGGAATTACAGAATCCCTATATGGATGTGATGGTGGTCAAACATGACTACCAAACACGCATGCCTGTAAAATATCTAGGAGCAAAGAATGAAGACTATCCTCGAAAAAATTGGAGTAGTGTTATTTTGTGGAATTGTAATTCTTTTCCTAACAGGCGACTTACTCCCCAGTTCGTCCAGCAATCCACAGGCAGTGAGCTCCACCGCTTCTCGTGGCTAGATGATGACCGTATTGGTGAACTGCCGCCTGAATGGAATTGGTTGCCTGACGAATACGGCATTAATAAGAATGCAAAACTGTTGCACTATACATTAGGCACGCCTTGCTTTCAAGAGTTTGCTGACACACCTCAAAGTGACGAGTGGCATAGAGAACGTATCCTAACTGAGTATTGTTTGCAAAGGACTATAGAATGATGGACTGGGAACAACAAGACGAGTCTGGCCCTAATTTACCAGTTCCTTTAGAAATGCACGAGTTAGATATGGTCACAGATCCTATCAAAAGTATTTTTAGAGATATATTAAAATGGCGAGTGGATCCTGATGGGCATTATTACGGTACCAGCATTGACTATCTTGTAGATCAAATTAAATTATTAAACACAGGAAATGTAGCAGCCGTATCAAGCGATGACAAGGATTTCAAGTACAAGGAAAAAGGAAAAATGTACGATCCAATTTTGCAAAGTTTTATACAAGGATGCGGTGGTAGACTAAGCACCTGGAAACGAGAAGAAAACACATCAACGCCTGTGGTGTTACGTGGCATTACTAGACGCAAAGAAATGATTGCATGCCGCGAGGCTAATAGAACTTTTTATTATATTGACACAGGATATTTTGGTAATGGTAAGAAAAAAACCTATCACAGAATCACTCGCAATGATGTACAATACTTTGGAAACATAATAGAACGTCCTGCGGATAGATTTGCCGCTACAGGAGTACAATTAAAAAAATTTCGCCCTGGCACAAATATTTTGCTAGCACCGCCTAGCCAGAAGTTATTAAATTTGTACAATATTGTGTTAGAAGATTGGTTAGAGCAAACTCAATCAGAAATAAAAAAACATACCGATCGACCTATTGTGGTTCGTACTAAACAAAGTCGTACAGCTAGACTTGTTGATGATACAATGGAGATGGCTCTTGACCTCGATGTACATTGCTTGGTAACATTTTCCAGCATTGCTGCCACAGAAGCATTGCTATTAGGCAAACCAGCTATAACATTGGGACCTAATGCAGCCAGCCCATTGTGCCGTCATTACATTGCTGATATTGAAAATCTGTACATACCAACTCTTGACGAAGTAGAAGCATGGGCTCGACACCTTGCATATTGTCAGTTTACTGAACCAGAAATGCGCAATGGCACAGCTTGGCGAATACTAAATGACCGTTGATGTAGTTGTATATGTTAGTAGTGTAGCAAATCCGCGGAAACATCCCAGGAAAATTGCTTGTTTGGAAAGTTTTGCCGCTGGTGTTACAGCAACTGGTCACAAAGTGCATATTGAGTGGGATTTTAAATATCGACCTAGTCAGTTAGCAGTGATTCTGGGATGGGCTACTACCAACGTTGGAGGACCAAACATTGCATTACGCAAACAAATTATTGCCGAGCAACACCGCTTGGGATTTAAAACAATGTGCATTGACGCCAGTTGCTTTAAATATCTTGATGATACTGGTACCTATCTCAGATATAGTTTAGGCGGTCCGTTTTATGATCGTGCTGAGTATGCAAACAAAAATAGCGGCCCCGAAAAGTGGCAAGAGATTAGCCAACAACTATCTTTACAACTGACACTACCACAGGTCAACAACGGGCATGTATTAATATGTATGCAACGTGATGGCGGATTTTCGATGAAGTCTTTAAATCCAATTGCATGGCTAGATGCAAAAATCAAAGAAATACGACTTCATACCTCAAGAGCAATTGTTATACGACCGCATCCAAATGCCTATGAGATGAAGGACTTTAAACAGTATGCGATGTCACACTATAGAAAACAATGGAATGTAACTCTAATAGATCCCAAGCATAGTAAACTAACTGATAATTTAGTTGGAGCCCATTCAGTAGTGCTGTTTAACAGTTCAGCAAGTGTAGCGGCAGTATGTGCTGGAATACCTGTGTTTGCCGATGATTCCAGCTGTGTAAGTTGGGC